CTGAAACGCTGGGGTGTTATGCTGAACGACCAAAGTCGTAACCAAGAGCTTGCGCGTCTTGGCTCGAAAACTGGCTTGATCGCCACTATCGACCTACGTGCTGCTAGCGACACAATCGCTTCTGCTCTCGTGCGGGAAGTTCTCCCGTACGAATGGTACGATTTGCTGAACAACGCAAGGTCGCACAGCGTCTGCGTATCCGGGCAAAGCCCTCGCCACCTATCGAAGTTCTCGACGATGGGTAACGGCTTCACGTTCGAACTTGAGTCGCTGATATTCGCCTCGGCTGTTAAAGCTGTGTTGCGGTATTACGATGCTGAGGACGAACCGTGGGGAGTGTACGGGGATGATATTTGTCTCCCGACACGCTTTGCTACTGTTTTAGAAGGGCTTTTTGGCTACCTCGGTTTCACCTTTAACGTGGAAAAAACTCACGTCGAGGGCTATTATCGGGAAAGCTGTGGTGCACACTTCTGGAATGGTACGGATGTTAAACCCATCTTCCTAAAAGGGAGTCTCAGCAATGCGTTTTCGCTTTATAGCCTACACAATAGCGTTGTGCGTCTGGCTCATCGTATGGCGTTTTATGCCGGACGTGATGTCAGATTTCATACGCTTTGTGAACGGCTTAACCGTACTTTGCCAGGAATACTAAGGCAAGGCATCTCCGAAGGATTTGGAGATGGCGGTCTCATCATGAATATCGATGAGGCTGCACCAGCACGGGCGCGTCGCGGCTTCGAAGGCCATTATGCGCGAGCGTTGTCGCAGGTAGGTGTTACTTACCATGCTGAAGAGCCAGCGATGTTACTTGCAAGGCTCTATGGGTTGTCGTCAGAAAGCGACGACACGCAGGACGAGTTAGGCGGATTATCCCGGGTGTATTACAAGTACTGGGTCTTGCGAACCCTGGCCTTGCAGCACTGGATTGAGAACCCAGAGCTTACCCGTGAGCCAACAACGGCGGACAGCAACCAAGTCACTCTTCGCAGGGTGACCAAAATCACTGCCGTTAG